GAAGCTTGGCAACGACAAGTCGCGAACCCGTTGCTGCCTCGAGTGGCACGAACGGCAGAACAACCTCGCCCGGGTCAATGTCCGGGGCCGGCTGCACTGGAAGCTTGCATGAGGACGCGGCGCTGCCCGATCTGCTCCGAGAAGTACGTGCCGGCCCGGCCCGGCCAGAAGTGCTGCGTCAATCCGGAGTGCGCGATCGCCGCCGGCAGGGAGATGCAGGCCAAGGCCGAACGGATCAAGCACCGGCAGGCACTGGCTGACGCAAAGAGCCCCGCCAAGCTACGTGCAGAGGCGCAGGAGGTGGTCAATCGGTATGTCCGACTCAGGGACAAGGATCTACCTTGCATCTCCTGTGGGCGCTTCCACGAAGGACAGTGGCACTGCGGCCATTACCTGACCGTGGCGGCGCACCCCGAGCTCCGGTTCGATGAGCGCAATCTGGCAAAGCAATGTTCGGCCTGTAACACTCACCTGTCAGGAAACCTGCTCGGCTACCGCCGTGGTCTGATCGATCGCTACGGGCAAGAGCGTGTCGACTGGCTCGAGGGGCCGCATGAGCCCAAGCACTACACCCGGGACGACCTGATCGCAATCCGGAAAAAATACTCAGAATTGTGCAAAAAACTGTTGACGGAAGATCACCAGCGTGAGACTATCTCTCTGTCGGATCAATCACCCAACAGGAGAACACCATGACCAGCATCATCCGCATCATCGCCGCAATCGCCCTGCTCTTCGCAGGCGCGGCACACGCCGACGTCAAGACCAAAGGGGCAAATGGCGACGAATTCACGATCCACACCGCTACGGTCCAGTATTCGACCGTCGAGAAGATCGACATCGCCGAAGCGCTCATCACCTCCCGCTCGGGAAGGAGCGGAAACGCAATCCGGGAGACATGGGCATTCGTCAATTGCGGCGGCCCGGTCGGCAAGGCCATTCGGCTTGAAGACGGCAGGATCGTCGAGAAGGAAACATGGGTGGCTGGAGGCGATTCGGTCATCGATGATCTGGCAGCGAACACCTGCAACCTCGCCTACATCCGCGAGGCCGGCGACCTGCTCAAGGCACTGCAAACGTCTTCCAAGGCACCGAAGAAGAACATCTGATCATCAACCTGTCGCAGAAAGGACCAAAATGACCCCTGAATCCAACGCCCGGCTGTTCCACGTCCGCATCCTGCTCCAGTACCTCAAGGCACTGGACCCCAGCGTTGTCCGCAACCTCGCCGACTGCCTCGAGCACGAAGAGGACGACAACGAAGAGGAGTGGGACAGGGAACTCTGGCACTACGGTCAACGCGCAATCCGCACGATCAGCAAGTCCCGCCTGCAGGAGATCGAATACGAGGTGAACAAGATCCTCGCCAACGAAGACCTGCGCCGCAATCACGCAGGAGTCACGCTATGAACTTCGAACAAACAATCGTCCGGAAGGGCATCGACGAACGCAAGGCCATGGCAAACCTGAGGCGCAGAACGACAATGCGGTCTCGGGCTGACCGACCCAAGCTCTACCCGGCGGACGTCACTGTGCCGCACATCCTGCACTGGAACCGCAGAGAGCACCGGCAGCGCGAACTGAGCCTGCTGGCGCTGAAGACCACGAAAGACACCGAGGAATATGTGCAGGCGTGGTGCAGGTTGAACTTCCTGAAGTTGTGAGATAATCAAAGGGCAGCGGAGTTGCCAACTTTGCCAGCATGAGGTCGCCACGGGTCCGGACTCCGCGTGGTGCCGAGCAACAGTGCACAAAAAGTTGGTGGCAGCCGGGAATAGACCGGCACCAGATTCAAGAGATCCCGCCGCAGATACTCTCCCTGTCAGCGGCATAAAATGGCGTAGATGGGATCGCCTGACAGCCGGGAAAGACCGGCATAGATCAATGGGGCGGAAGCGGAGTGCTGGTCCGCAGCCACGGTCAGCCTGATCTGTGGGAAACGAATCCGGAAGATCCGGGCCACGATCACAAAGCATTTTAGGCAAGTCGGAGATCAGCACCGACCACCCCACCAGTTTGGTGTGCAAAGGAACTCAAGGATGGATCGCCGAGTAGGTCGCGACGAAAGGCTGACAGAGAAGCCACGGATCCCCTCCTGCACACCATCCTCGAGGCACTTGCGCGAACCGCCCCCAGTGCCTACACTCTGAGGGTCACAAACAGGAGCCAACCATGCCATCAGTCAGCGCCAAGCAGAAACGCACCATGGCCGCCGCAGCGCATAACCCTGCGTTCGCCAAGAAGGTCGGAATCCCGGTATCTGTCGCCCGTGAATTCAACCGCGCCGACCAGAAGAAAAAGAAAGTGCGTGGACCAAAATGATCACCCAAGCAGAGCTCAAGGCGGAAGTCCATTACGACCCCGAGACCGGAGTGTTTACTGGACTGACCGGGCGTAGAGTAGGAAAGCAACTTGGAACGCTTGACTTCTACGGGTACATCTTCATCTCTGTGCTAGGCCGCCGGCAACTGGCGCACAGGCTGGCGTGGCTGTACGTGCATGGAGAGCTTCCCAAAGAGGACATGGACCACATCAACGGAGTGCGAAACGACAACAGGCTGGCGAATCTGCGAGTGTGCAGCAGAGCAGAAAACATGCAGAACTCGGTCAGAGACCCGGGGCGCAATTCAAGGCTTGTCGGGGTGACATTCGACAGAAATCGTGGAAAGTGGTTTGCACAGATCCGGAGAGACAGGAAGCAATTCAACATCGGGCGATTCAACGCCGGAATTCACCGCGCGGCCGAAGGCCGTCCGGTGGAATGACTTGTTATGCGCCTTGCTGCCCTCTTTGTGCAACTAGACGGATGCTATGCCGGATTGCCGGGAGTTGATGCTTGGCCGGAGCATCGAGACGCGCGGCGCTACGCCGGGCCGTTGCCGGTGGTGGCGCACCCGCCTTGCCAACTGTGGGGCGCGATGGCCGCAGTGAATTACGCCCGATGGGGCGGCGAGCATAACCGGCCCGGAAATGACGGCGGCTGCTTTGCCGCGGCGCTGGAAAGCGTGCGGCGGTTTGGCGGGGTGCTCGAACACCCAGCGAAAACGAAAGCATGGGCAGCCCACGGACTGGCGCACCCCGCCGGGATTGGATGGCAGCGAACCATCGATGGCGGATGGGTGTGCGAGGTATGGCAAAGTGCCTACGGGCACCGCGCCAACAAGGCGACTTGGCTTTACTACTGCGGCACCAACCCCCCGTTTGAACTGCGGTGGGAGCGGCCAGAAGGAACGCATCAGATCGGGTTTCACGACCAGCGAGGGAAGGCGGCGAACAAGCCGACCCTCGGCAAGAGAGAGGCGAACGCCACGCCTTTGGAATTTCGGGACGAACTGCTGCGCCTGGCGATGAAGGCGCATAACACCGAGGTCGAGGCGCATCAAGCCTATCTTGAGGCAAAGCGCAGGCTGCACACATTCCACCCGGAATTGACACGGACCCCGTCGGCGAATAGCATCCTTGAATAATCAGGAGGTCAAGAGAGTATGCCAACAGCCAAGTCCAGAGTCGAAAAGATGGAACTCTGGCGAAACTCCTTCAACACTACCGTACTTCTAAAACGGTTGAACGATCATGCACTTGGCGAAAACGGGGTCGAGATGACCAGAAGCCAGATAGACGCGGCCAAGATCCTGCTTGCCAAGACCATTCCAGACCTGAAGCAGGTCGAGTTGAGCGGAGATCCCGACAATCCACTGCAGGTGGTCACCGAAGTGCGCCGCACCGTCGTGGACGTCTAAGTGGGAAGAGTCCTCGAACTGCCTGTCGCCCGTGTCTTCAAGCCGTTTCAGGACAGCGCCAGATACAAAGCCGCATATGGCGGGAGAGGCTCAGGCAAGTCACACAATTTTGCCGAACTGCTGATCGAGCACTCGCTGGCATTCAAGGGACTGCGCTCCGTCTGCATCAGAGAGATCCAGCGCACCCTCAAGGAATCGAGCAAGAGGCTGATCGAGGACAAGCTGGTCGCCTGCAAGCTTGGAAGCGCAGACGGGTTCAAGGTTTTCCACGAAGTTATCCAGACCCCGGGCGACGGAATCATCACCTTCACCGGGATGCAGGACGCAACAGCCGAATCCATCAAGTCACTGGAAGGCTTTGGCCGGGCGTGGATCGAAGAGGCTCAGACCCTGAGTCACAGATCGCTGGCGCTTCTCAGGCCCACCATACGCGAACCTGAGAGCGAACTCTGGTTCGGCTGGAACCCGAGGCGCAAGACTGACGCAGTCGATGACATGTTCCGGACAGACAAAGCACCGACAGGCGCAAAGATCATCCGGGTCAATTGGTCTGAGAATCCATGGTTCCCTGCAGTGCTGGAGCAGGAGCGGGTTGATTGCCTCGAGAAGACCCCGGAGCAGTACGACCACATCTGGGAGGGCGGCTACGCCACCGTGCTCGAGGGTGCCTACTACTCGAAGTCACTGGCCGTGGCTCTGCAGGACGGCAGGATAGGCAGGTTCGGCCCGGATGAGTTGATGACCAACCGGATCTTCTGCGACATCGGCGGCACCGGGGCGAGGGCTGACGCCTTTACGATGTGGTCGGCCCAGTTCATCGGGCGCGAGATCCGTGTGCTGAAGTACTACGAAGCTGTCGGGCAGCCGATAGGTCACCACCTTGGCTGGCTGCGACAGCATGGCTACACCCCAGAGACCACCCAGATCTGGCTGCCGCACGACGGAGACACGCAGGACTCTGTCTTCGACATCTCGTACAAGGCCGCTTTCGAGAAGGCCGGCTACGAGGTCACCGTGATACCCAACCAAGGACGGGGGGCGGCCAATGCGCGGATACAATGCGCGAGGAGGATGTTCCCCTGCATCTGGTTCAACGACGATGGTACAAAGGCCGGGCGCGAGGCGCTGGGCTGGTATCACGAAAAGAAGGACGAGGTCAGGAACATCGGACTTGGTCCAGAGCATGATTGGTGTTTTTCTGGCTCCACGCTGGTTCTGACGACTGATGGCTGGCGCGAGATCAGATCACTGTCAGTGCATAGTAAAGTCGTGACACCATGCGGCAATCGGCGCATAATAAAGTCTGGCATTGTACGGATGACAGACAAGTGGATGACGACCAAGGGAATACGCAGCACACCGGAGCACCGGTTTTTTACGAAACGGGGGCTCGTAACGGCGGCAAGCCTGCAGAGCACGGACGAGTTTTGGACCCGCGAAGACTTGGGTCTGAAAGCCCTCGGGTTACTGTGTGCGACGTTGCGTTCAGGCTTCATGGGCGCTATTACATCGGCAACCCAAGAGAAGACGGCAAGCGCACGTCAGTGCTCCTACACAGGGTGGTTTATGCGTTTGTGCATGGAGGCATCCCGGAAGGGCATGAGGTCCATCATGTCGATGATGACCCGTACAACAATCACCCTGACAACCTTGTTGCGGTTCCAAGGTATCAGCACCGAAGTCTGCACAAGTCCGAGCCACGGTATCAGTGCACGTGCAGGGTATGCGGGAAGCAATTCGGTTGCTACCAGCAATTCGGCGCAAGGTGCAGCCCTGAGTGCCGCCGAAGCGATCATGCGCGGATCGAGCGGGAAAGACGCGCAAGAGCCAGCCTATAGCCTTACAATCGACCGTGACGAGTGCTATTTCGTTCTAGGAAACGACGGGCGTGGGTATCTCGTTTCGAATTCGAGCCATGGTGCCGACAGTTTCGGCCTGATGTGCGTCGTCGCCGAGAGCCACTCGGGCCATGGCAGCGAATGGTGGCATGACTGGAAAACCCCCGTGAATGCGCGGGGACACTCGAAAGAAGACACGTATGGACATGGATACCGCCGAAGGGCTTGAGCCCCAAGAGCAGGGCACACCGCAGCCCACAGACCGCCTCACTGAAGACGACCTGCTGAAGCTGATCTCCGCCGAGGTCGAGCAGGCCGGCGAGGATCAGGACGAGCGGATCCAGAACCAGAGTGACGCGGTCGACTACTTCTACGGCAGGCTCCCGGCGCTTACCCCGGAAGACGTCGAGGCCGGCATGAACAGCATCGTGTCGACCGACGTCGCCGATGGGGTTGTGGCGGTGCTGGCCGAGATCACCCCGGCCTTTACCCAGTCCGCCCCGGTCGAGTTCGTGCCGCTGGGGCAGGAGGACGAGGCGCAGGCCGACCTCGAGACCCGGGCTGTCAACCACGTCGTCAACTCATCCGGTGGATTCATGGCGATCACCATGGCCGGGCAGGATGCGCTTCTCCGCCGGGCCGGGATCATCAAGGTCTGGTGGGAGGACATCATCGATGTCCAGTACAACCCGATCATCGATGTTCCGATTGAGTCGATGCCCCAGATCATGCAGGAGGCGCAGGACGAGGCCAAGGAATTGGCCGAAGCCGAGATGGACGAGACCACCGGCGCGGTCAATGGCATGATGCGGACCTACAAGAAGAAGGGCAAGCCACGGATCTCTGCGGTTCCCCGGGATGAGTTCCTGATCTCGAGCGATGCCCTGATCCCCGATGCCGACAGTGCGCGGTTCGTCGCCCACCAGCGGCCTGTGTCCCGCTCGTACCTGATCCAGCTTGGCTTCGACCCGGAGGAGGTCAATGAACTGAAGCCCTGCGATGTCACCATCAACGAAGCCACGACAGCCCGGCAGCGGACAGCCGCCGACTGGAATCAGGAATCACCGGACAAGAGCACCGACCAGATCATGGCGGTCGAGGCCTACTACCGTGTCGACATGGACGGGGACGGGATCGCCGAACTCCGCCGGGTGATCACCGCCGGTGGGTCTGACGGTACCGATGAACTGCTGAAGAACGAGCCATGGGATCAGCAGCCCTTCTGCATCGGTGTCCCGTACCTCGGGGTCTATTCGTGGGATGGCGTTTCGCTCTTCGACAAGCTGAAGTCGGTGCAGGACGTGAAGACCGAGCTTCTGAGAGACCTGCTGAATGCCTCGCGCCGCAACGTGCGCCAGCGGGTCGGCGTGATCGAGAAGATGGTCAACATGGACGACGTGCTGACCTCGGTCATGGGTGGCGTCATCCGGATGAAGGACGTCAACGCCATGGTCCCGGTGCCGAACGTCGAAGTTCCTCCGCAGCTTTTCAGCGTCCTCGACTACATGGACAAGGTCCGCAAGGACAAGGGAGGCGGAGCGATCGACACTGCGGCGCAGGTGCAAGCCCTTGCAGGGGACACGGCCCACGGGCTGGAGCGGATGATGTCCGCCGCCGAGCAGATCAACGCCCTTGTGGCGAAGATCCTCGCTGAGACCCTGATCAAGCCTCTGTACCTGAAGACGCACAACCTGCTCCGGCAATACATGCGGAATCCGCTGGTGGTCCCGGGCTCCACCGGGTGGCAGACCGCGAACCCGCAGCAATGGACGCCGCGTGATTCGATGGTCGTGGCGCTTGGGATGTCCGTTGGCGAGAGGACGAGGAGAACAGCCGCCCTGCAGATGGTGCTGCAGACCCAGATCACCGCAGTGCAGGCCGGCAAGGACGGGACGATGGTCACCGACCAGAACCTCTACAACGCGGTGACCGATCTGGTTCGCATGGCTGGCTTGCCATCGCCTGAACAGTACTTCGTGAGCCCGGAGTCGCCGGAGTCGCAGCAGGCCGCCCAGCAGAAGGCTCAAGCCGCCCAGCAGCAGGCCCAGATCGCCCAGCAGGCGGCGCAGGCCCAGCTTCAGGTGCCCATCTCCATGGAAACGATCAAGGCACAGGCGACAATCCAGTCCGCTCAGATCAGATCAGAATCTGCCGCCCAGATCGAATCGATGAAGGCCGAACTGGAGTCGATGAAGCTTGCTGTGCAGCACATCGAGAAGACGTTCTCCCAGCGCATCGACCTCGTCAAGCTGAACAGTGAGTACGATCAGGAGCAGGTTCCGGACACGCTTGAGCAGATGCCAAAGGGTGCCGGCGCTTCGAAACCTGCGCCGCAGCAGGGACCGATGCAATGAAGACCCCAGCCAAGGTTACAGCCCCCAAGGTTCCGGCGGTGAACTGCCGCAACAAGACGGAGGAGCAGTGCCGTAAGATCTCCGAGACACTGAAGGACGCCTACCAGAAGGGCCGGCGGTTCCGGAAGGTCGGATTCTCGGTGCCCAAGGAGAAAGCGAAATGAGCAGCACCCCAGAATGGTTCAAGCGGTTGTTTGGCGAGTGGTCAATAGGACGCGGCAGCGCCCCGAGCATCTACGCGAATGCCGGACCCGGCCCGTGGTCGGTCGGTGGCGGAATGCAGCCCAACATCTACGATCAGGGCGGACTGCCTGCTGACGTCGTGGAGCGAGGCCGGGACACGATGCGCTACCAATTGCCGCAGGGCGATTCTGGCCGGATCACCCCGTTGCCGCCGCCTGCCGCCGGCCAGTTTGCGCCGCCGCCGCCGATCGCCGCCGGCCAGATCGCCCCCGCGCCCCGGCGCTATCCCGGCTACGATTACGAGGCATTCGACCGCGCCATCGCGCCGCATGTCGGGGATGGCGGGATCACCGAGGGGCCGAACCGCAACATTGACGAGGAAACGCGCCTGAGGGCTCTCAGGTGGGTTTTGGAGCAGCAGGGATAGGGTCATGGGCCTGTACGACATTCTGGCCGCCCTAGACGCGGCGAAGCGCACTACGAGGCGGAATCTGTCCGACCTCTACAACGACCCCAGAGGGTACGCCGAGAAGATCGTCGGGCACCTGCAGAACCAGAACGCTGGCGTCGCGCCTGTAGTGTCCCGTGGCGAACTGTCGCGCCGTCCGATGACCCTGTCGGAGATCGCCGACCAGAGGATCGGTCAGGCCGACTTCGGGGCCGGGCTGGGGATGGTCAAGCCTGTCGGGGCGTCCACCATGCTCCTCGGTGGCGGGAAGGGCGCATCGCGAACCGGGGGATCTCTCCCCGAGTCGGTCAATCTTCCCGGTTTCCATTGGTCCAACGAGCCGAGCCTGATGCAGACCTCGCCGGGCAGGTATGGGACCGGGATCAAGGGTGCAGAGGCTGAGAGACTCGCGGGAGCGCCGGACATCCGGCCCCGGACCTACTTCTACACCGACGACATGGCCCGGGAAGCCGGGCTCGGGTCCAATCAGTACCGGGCGGACCTGAAGGACGTCTACCCGGCCAGTGACCCGCTGGGACTGAACAGGGGCGACTACAACGAGTTCGAAAGGGCGGTGAAGGCGAAGGGCTTCAAGGGCTACGAAGGAAACGGTGCGGTGGTCTATTTCGAGCCTGCTGGCGTCGCGAGGCACACGCAGGGGACTGTCGCGCAGCCCCCGCGCCCGGCGGTGGCGGAGATCACCGACACCACCGAGGTGCTTGCTGGCGATCGGGCCAGACACGCGGTGGGAGCCGAGAAGAACGACCCCTACCAAGAGGAAATGATGAAGTGGCTGGCGGCCAGCAACCGCATCTATCCCAAGCTGGGATTGCCGGGCAGGGACGAGATGGCGATCGGGCGCTACACCACGCCCGAGGGCAAGGTCGAGTTCAACCCGGTCAATGCCTACTCGATTCCCTACTCACCGCAGGCCGAAGAAGCTGTTGGAATGTGGAATGCCGTGAAGGCACCGATGCTGGCCCAGAACGCAAGAGGCGCGTCCGGGGTGGCGGAGGGAGCCGGAGCGCCGGGACTGCGATTCTCTGCCGGTGGCGGGACGCAGGACCAGTTCCAGCAGATGATGGCCGAGCTCGAGGGCAAGGGCGTCTATTCCGCCCCGACCGGAAGCGGGATCACCGCATGGCCCGGGGGAGAGATGTCTGCCGGGGATCTCTATGCGCTGACGCACGAAGCCGCCAAGTCCGCCGGAGTGCCCAAGGCGGAGGCCTTTGCCGGGAACGCGAGGACGTTCTACAACGAACTCCCATGGGGTCCGGAGGGATCGGGGCAGGTGACCGCGCAATTCCTCGTTCCCGAGCTTCTCAAGAACCCGGCCCTGATGCGCCGTCTGGACCTTACGGGTGAGCCACAACAGCTTGCGCGAGGCCTGAATGCCGCCGACAGAAGGCTGGCTGACCGGTTTGGGATTCAGGGGCGGCAGGATGTCCAGTCTCTGCGTGACACGATCGCCCAAGGTGGTCTGGAGGGGATTCTTGAGCGCATCCGGACGTTCGGCTATGGTGGTCTGCCGGCTGCTGGGTATATGAGTCTGGACCCTGATCGTGAACGTGCGTGGTGACCTACTGAAGGAAGTGAAGACATGTTGAATCTGCGAGACATCGGCGAACTGGAAAGACTCCGCAAGGCCCGGGAAGCGGCGGCGAGGCTGCAGCAACGCCAGAGGGCTGAGTCCGTGATGATGCGCCCCGGTGAGCAGTGGGAGCCGGATTACCGACGCCCGGGTGGTCATGCGCTCGAGGCACCGATGCTGGCCCAGAACGCAAGAGGCTCGAGGACGAAGAGCGGCGGCGGCGCATGATGGAGGCGCAATGATCACCGCCGAAGACATCCTGACGTCGAAGGTTTTCGAGGCCTCCGTCGAC